GTCTGGTGCTACTGGGGACACTTCAGGGAAGTGTTTAGATTCAGGCCAGTTACGAAGCTCAACGCGATACTTTCGCCAAACCTTAGAGTCTCCTTCAATCTCGAAGTCTTCGATCTTATTGACGATCTTATCAACTCTGTCAAGCTCTCCGTTTCTCCATTCACGTGCCAGTGCAGCAGTTGTAGTTGCAACAGATGGGCAAACTTTGAGACTGTCTACATCAACCTTGTTGGATTCAATGTAATCCCTGACAACCAGAGAATACTCTTCAGCATCCTCTGGGTCATAGGTAAATGGAATCCACCCAAGAGTCTCATGGTTAACTTCACAGTTGCAACGACCGTCACCAAGACTAGCAAGGTCACGGACTTTATCACTCACTGGAAGTTGTTTTACTTTCTTTGCTCTTGCCATTACGAAACCCTCAAGAATAGAGTGGCTGCACCAGCGGCTACGGCAGACATACAACGCCATGTACCCGGTGGGTTACCAAAGTTGTTAAGTGCGGTGTCAGAGTACATTAGGTTACCACCAGCGACGGTAGTCCCAGCACCTACAGTTACACCAGTAAAGTTTTTCAGGAACGAGTATGTTCCAATTGCAGACGCAGCAGACATGTTAGCGAATCGAGTAGCGGCGTTTGCATCCGACCACAGGTAAGCGATGTTACCACCGTTCGCAATGTAAGGGATAACCAAACTACCGCTAGCAAACCCAGCAATAGTTGCGTTGTCAGCAGCGATTGGGACGTATCCAAGGGTATTCTGTTTGGTAGCTGGGTTAAAGTTGGATGTGTTATACTCTTCAGCCCAAGCTGTCCACGAGGTTCCGCTGTTTGTTGTCAGACGAGAGAATCTACGTTGACTTGCGTACATCCAAGCTTCTTGGTAAACAACAGCAGAACTCAGACGATCAACTCTGACAATACCTTCAAAGCCCGCTACTGGGCTCCATGCTGTCGAAGTCTGGATGAAGTACCATCCAGAAGCAATTCCTGTTGTAGAAGTGTTAAGGTCGTTACCAGCATAGAACGCAGCAGCAGCAGATACATTACCTAGACCGAATGCACCAACAATCGTAACACGTCCGGCTGTTGTGTCGTATGTGCTTGTCTGTACGGTTGCAGCAGCGCCTGTGGAGATACCAAGGTTAGAACGAGCAGTGGCAGCGTTATCAGCACCTGTACCACCCTGAGCGATGCTCAGAGGCGTTGTAAGACCAGAGAGCGACGTGATGTCAGAGTTGGCACCAGAAGAGGCAGCACCGATACCAGAGCGAGCTGTGGCTTGTGTTGTACCACCAGTACCACCTTTTGCAACTGGAACAGTGGACTCAGTTGCTACAGTTCCCAACCCTAGAGTTGTACGAGCCGAAGCAGCCGAAGCAGCAGTTGTCAGGGTTTGGGAGAACACTGGGAACGACAGGGAAGCGAAAACACCAGCAGTGCTGATATATGGCAGACTGTTTGCTGGAACAGTGACACCAGACAAAGAAGTCAGGGTAGAGTTCAAAGGCTGGGCAGTTGCAATAGCGGCAGTTAGATCGGCGTTGCTTGGGGAATCTAGAACTACACGACCAGCAGCGGCGTCAGCGGCACCAACTACACTACGACCAAAAGCCGTAAAGTCTGTTACTGTTGCTGCGTCTGTACCGTTGAAATACGCAATCTTGTTTGTTGTTGCAGATACACCAGCCAAGGCTGTGAGTGTTGCGTCAAGTGGTTGTGTTGTTGCGATAGCAGCAGACAAGGCAGCAGAAGTATCAACAGCACTATCAACTCCTAGTGTCGCACGAGCGGTAGCAGCATCAGCATCATCCAACAGAGTACGAGCAAAAGCTGTGAAGTCTGTCACGGTTGCTGTAGCAGTGCTTGTGAAGTATGGGAGTTTGTTTGTTGCTGGGCTTACACTGGCGAGCGTGGTAAGAACCGCAGAGGCTAGTTGAGCACTCAGGGTAGCACGTCCAGCAGCAGCGTCAGCGTCATCAATCAAACTACGACCAAATGCTGGAAGGTTTGTAGTTGCGGCAGTATCTGCACCAGTGAAGTATGCAAGCTTATTCAGAGCAGGAGTTACTGTGCGTAGAGCTTCAAGGCTCGCAGAGGACTCTGGGAATGCTTTAACCCAATTGGCTGGAGTAGTCGATGGGTCTGTGTTTGTGTTAGTTACAATGCACTTGTAGACAACGTTGTTACGTTGAACATAAGACTTGTTGGTCAAGTATTCAGTATCGACGTCCCATTCAGGGATACCCTTCTGAAGCATGTAAGCGATGTTTGTGTCTTGGCGGTTCTCGAACCAGTTCCACCATTGGCGAGGAACAGCTTCAACAACCCAGCCGGTTGCAATCTTAGCCGGACTTGGGGCTTCAACGTCTCCGCTGGACGCCCAGATGTCCGTCATATCTTGCTTGATAATGTCAACCATGTAAATGATCCTCTTAAATTAGGTGATGATGTTGGACAAGATACCGCCAGATAGTGGGTCGTTTAGATCACCGACACCGACACCTCCGGGGAAACCTTCTGTAGCAAATACACGTCCAGCTTGAAATTCGGAGTAGGTGTAGTTTACACCCACAGTTTTTGGTAGCAATGTTCCGGCACCACCAAGGTCAAAGAGTAGTCCTCTTTCAACGTTGGTTAGAATCTTACCGATACCGATACGAACTTTTGCAGGCTCGTACTCATCGATAGTCACAGCACCAGCGGAGAACAGAAACTTGTAAGCATCGATCACGTCTTCTGGACGGG